CTTGTCTCTCTCCGCGTCGCGTCGTCGTCACGCTAAGCCGACGAGTCAAGGAGGCGCGCCGTGCATGTCGAGTGCGCCATCTGCAGCAAGGGGTTCGAGGCGAGCCGGTCGACGGCGAAGTACTGCTCACCGCGGTGCCGGCAGGTCGCGCGCCGCGGCCGTGTCGCGACCGATGACTCGAGTCAGCACCAGAGCGAGCTGGTCGCGACGATCCGCAACGAGCTCGAACGGCTCAAGGCGATCGACACCGTCGACGGCCAGCTGGCGATCGAGCTCGCGATCAAGATCACCACCCCCGGCATGACCGGCGTCGCCGGCCTGTCGAAGGAGTTGCGCTCGGTCCGCTCGCAGATCCGCGCCGCGGCTGCCCCGCCCGCACCGTCCGGGCCGAAGCCGAAGGACATGGTCGCGGAGGCGAGGAAGAAGCGTGAGCAGAAGACCCGCCAAGCGCAGACTCGTCGAGCCTGACTACTGGACCTGTCCGCACGGAGTCCGCGTCCGACCAGAGTCAGCGCTCACCTTCGGCCCCGAAGTCGCGGAGGTCTGCGACCAGGCCGGGTTCACTCCGGACCCGCAGCAGGAGCTCGGCCTGGACCTGATTTTCATGATCAAGCCGGACGGGTCGCCGGCGTCGTTCTCGTTCTGCGTCATCTGTGCACGGCAGAACCTGAAGTCGGGCCTGTTCCTGCAGGCGGTCATCGGGTGGCTGTTCGTGTTCGACGACGTGCCGGAGATCGCGTGGTCGGCGCACGAGCTGCGGACCGCGCTCGACGCACAGCGCACGCTGTTCGAGATCCTCGCGGACGGGCCTCTCTCCAGACACCTGATCCCGGGATTCCGCGACGAGCAGTACGGCGGGCTCTACACCGCGAACGGTCAGGAGCGGATCGAGCTCAACACCGGGCAGAAGATCTGGTTCCAGACCAGGACCCGTGACGGTGGCCGCGGCCTGGGGAAGCCGAAGGTCATCCTCGACGAGGCGCTGAAGCTGAAGGAGCGGATGGTCGGCGCGCTGCTGCCGATCCTGCTGGCCCAGCATCACCCGCAGCTGCTGTACGGGTCATCAGCGCCGCCCTTCGACGAGGACTCGAAGGTGCTGCGCGACGTCATGGATCGCGGCCGGAACCACAAGTCGCCGGAGCTGTCCTACATCGAGTGGTGCGCGCCGCGCGAACCGTGTGCGGATCCGGATTGCCGGCACCCGAAGGATGCCGCGATCCGCAAGCCCCCGCTCGACTGCGCGCTCGACCGCGAGCACCTGATCCGCCGGGCGAACCCGACACTGACGACCGGCCGGATCACCTTGCAGACGATCCGGAACCTACGGCAGGAGCTTCCGCCTGTGGAGTTCATGCGAGAGTGCCTCGGCTGGACCGAGGAGGAAGCCGACGCCAACCCGCCGGCGCTCGACATCAAGCGCTGGTCGGGCATGGAGAACAAGGCCGTCGCCCCACCACGGCGTGGCGTGGTCGTCCTCGACGTCGAACCCGACCAGTCGGCCGGCACGATCGGGCTCGCCGGCAACGGGCCCCGCGGCCGCACCCTGCTCCTCGTCCAGCACCGACGCGGCACCGCCTGGATGGCGAAGTCCGTGGCGAAGCTCAAGGAGGAGTGCGAGCTCCTCGAGGTGAGGCTCCACCCGGCATCGGCCGCCGGGGCGCTGGCCAAGGAACTGAAGAAGCGCGGCATCGAGGTCACCAAGCAGACGACGACCGAGAAGGGCGTGGCCTGCGCGAGCTTCCAGACCGGCGTCGACGCCGGCCGGTACGTCCACGTCGGCCAGGAAGAGCTCGACACGGCGGTCGCGGCCGCACGCACCAAGAAGTCCGGCCAGGGCGAGCAGTGGAACCGCGAGGCCACGCCGGTGCCGATGGGCCCGGTGGTCGCCTGCTCCGAGGCCGCGCACCGCTGGGAGGAGCTCGCGGCCGAGCCGCCCAAGGTGCCACCCCCGGCGCCCGTCCGAGCAACACCATCCCGGCGGCTTGCCGGTTCCATCCAGAGCGCCGGCTTCTAGACACGCGAGGAGGCTCATATGGTCGACACCGCTCCCCCGCCTCCGAAGCCTGTCCGGGAGAAGGGCTACGCGAACCCCGACGCTGGGCTGTGGTGGACCGACCTCACCCACGAGGACACCCCGGAACTGCGGTGGCCGTTCTCGATCGACGTGTTCGATCGGATGCGCCGCCAGGACGCCCAGGTGGGCTCCGTCATGCGGGCGGTCAAGACGCCGATCACCCGCACCCAGTGGCGCGTCGACGGTCGCGGCTGCGACCCGGCCGTCACTGAGTTCGTGGCCTCCAACCTCGGCCTACCGCTCGTGGGCGGTGACCCTGAGGACGACTTCAAGACCAAGCTGCGCGGCCGCGACCGGTTCAGCTGGGACGAGCACCTGCGTCTCGCGCTGCTGTTCCTCGACTTCGGCCACATGTACTTCGAGCAGGTCTACCGCCTCGACCAGGACAACAGGTTCCGACTGCGCAAGCTCGGCCCCCGGATGCCGCGCACGATCAGCAAGGTCAATGTTGCCCGCGACGGCGGACTCGTCTCGATCGAGCAGTTCGGCACCATCACGGGCGACCGCGGTGTGACGCTGCCGGTCAACCGACTCGTGGCCTACGTGCTCGAGAAGGAAGGCGGCAACTGGCTCGGCCTGTCGCTGCTGCGCTCTGCCTACAAGAACTGGCTGCTGAAGGACCGAGCACTGCGCACCTGGTCCATCGCAGTCGAGCGTCAGGGAATGGGCGTACCGATCTACGAGGCCGCCGAGAACGAGACCGACCTGACCGCCGGCCAGGAGATCGCCACCAACGCCCGCAGCGGCGACAACGCCGGCGCAGCACTGCCGCACGGTGCGTCGTTCAAGCTCGTCGGCGTCGAGGGCGAGATCCTCGACCCTGACAAGTTCGTCCGCTACAACGACGAGCAGATCGCCCGCTCCGCCCTCGGGCACTTCCTCAACCTCGGCACTCAGGTCGGCGGGCAGGTCGGCTCCTACAACCTCGGCTCCGTGCTCGCCAACACCTTCAACGACAGCCTCGAGGCGGTCGCCGGCATGGTCGCCGAGATCGCCAGCATGCACATCGTCGAGGACCTCGTCGACATCAACTTCGGGCCCACAGTCCCGGCGCCGCTGATCGTCTTCGACCAGATCGGCGTGCGCCAGTCCGAGCTCGACCGCGTCCGCGAAGCAGCCGGCCTCGGGTCGGACGCCGACCTCATCAAGTTCCTTCGCACCATCCCGTCCCAGGAGGCCTGATGCCCCGAGCCAGCGAGCGCCTGCAGCAGCTGCAAGCCAAGATCGGCGCCCGCACCGGCGTGCGCGCCGCCGTCGGCGACAACCAGGGCGGCGGTGACACCAGCACGCACGCCGAGCTCTGGCTCTACGGCGTCGTCGGCGGCTACTGGTTCGGCTTCAACGCCAAGACCGTCGGCGACCAGCTGCGCGGCCTCGAGGTCGACCGCCTCACCGTGCGGATCCACTCCCCCGGCGGCAGCGTCTTCGAAGGCATCGCGATCGCCAACCTGCTGCGCAACCACAAGGCCAACGTCACCGTCGTCATCGACGGTCTCGCTGCCTCCGCAGCATCGATCATCGCGATCGCCGGCGACGACGTCGTCATGTCGCCCGGGTCGCAGATGATGATCCACGACGCCTGGACCTGCGTGTGCGGTAACGAGAAGGAGCTGCGCCAGGAGGCCGACTGGATCGGCAAGCAGTCGGTCAACCTCGCCGAGCAGTACGCGCTCCGCACCGGCGGCACCGCCGAGTCCTGGCGGGCGCTGATGACCGCCGAGCCCGACGGCACCTGGTACACCGCGCAGGAGGCCGTCGACGCCAAGCTCGCGGATCGCATCGGCACCGTAGTCGCCGCCTCCCCGGCACCCGAGCCGCCGGCGGACCCGTTCGAGGAAGAGGACGACGACCTCGAGGCCAGCGCCGCCTACGCGCTGGACACCCTGCTGCTGCACCCCGCCGCCCTCGCCGCGTGGCAGCCCAGCGGCACCCACAAGCCCCCGACCGCGCCCGCGGACGGGTCAACCCACACCGAAGGAGGTTCTGCCGTGGCGTTCAGCGACGAGCAGATGACCACCCTGCGGAGCACGCTCGGACTCGCCGAGGACGCCGACGAGAGCGCCATCCTGGCCGCCCTCGAGGACGTCGTCGACAAGGCGACCGAGCCGAACGCGGGCGGGTCCAGCACCCCTCAGATCCCCGAGGGGATGACGCTCATCGAGACTGGAGTACTCGACGAGCTGAAGGCTGGCGCCAGCGCCGGCCAGGCCGCGAACAAGGAGCTCGCCGCGCAGAAGCGCGACCGGGCCATCCAGGCCGCGATCGCGGACGGCAAGATCACGCCGGCCCGGCAGGAGCACTACGCCAAGCTCTGGGACACCGACCCGGAGGGCACAGAGCAGCTGCTCAACGCCCTTGAGGCCGGGCTCATTCCCGTCGAGGCGAAGGGCCACGCCCAGGGCGGCGACGCCGAGAACCTGGCGGCCGACGCCGACTACTACGCGCTCTTCCCGGACGAGCGTCCGGCCGAGCAGAAGGGGGCCTGATCATGGCCGAGTACCTCCCGCTCTACCTGCCCGGTGAGGCGGTGCCGATGACCGCGTCGGCCGCGATCACCGCCGGCCAGGTCGTCGCCGTGTCCGGCGACGGCACCGTGGCCAAGTCCGCGGCCGCCTCCGCCAAGGTGGTCGGCACCGCCGCCCAGGACGCCGCCGCGTCCGGCGATGTCATCACCGTGTTCGGCCGCGGCACCGTCCACCGCTCCACCGCCGCGGGCGCCATCACGGCCGGCGACTCGCTGCAGGCAGCCGCCAACGGCGCGGTCGCGACCCACACAGTGGGCACCAACGACGCCAACGTCATCGGCGTGGCGCTGACCACGGCGGCGGACACCGCGTCCGTCACCTGGATGGAGGTCTGAGACCCATGGGTTACAGCTACCCGCCCGCTGCTCCCACGACCAGCGGTGACAACGTCACGATCAGCCGGTTCCTCAACGACCCGACCCTGATCGCCCGCCGGCTGCGCACGCTGCTCAACCAGCGCTACATCGCCGACACGCTGCTGTCCGGACGCTACGGCGTCGAGGGCGGCGCCGTGGTCTACGAGACCGGAGAGACGATCTTCTCGGGTGAGAACCCGCGGGCCGTCTCCCCCGGCGGCGAGTACCCGCTGGTCAACCCGTCCACCGGGACCGCGTCGATCGCCAAGACCGTGAAGTGGGGTCAGGACTCCATCATCACCGACGAGTCGATCAAGCGCCGCAAGATGGACCCGGTCAGCCGGGCCCTGCTGAAGCTGGCCAACCAGAACGTGAAGTACGTCGACTCGGTCGCCCTCGCCGCGATCGCCTCGGCCGTCACGGCCAGCGCCAACGCGGCGGCTGACTGGTCGACCGCCACCGCGGCGCAGATCCTCCAGGACGTCGCCCTCGCGAAGGCGAACATCATCGCCCTCAACGAGGGCTACGACCCGGACACGGTCGTGGTCGACGACGTCAACTGGGCCTACGCCATGGCGGCCTTCGCCTCGGCCGGCCTGATGCCGCGGGAAGGCGCGGACAACCCGGTGAAGACCGGTGAGTTCCCCGTCATCCTCGGCATGCGCTGGCTCGCCACGCCCAACATCCCCGTCGCGAACAAGGCGCTCGTCGCGGACTCCACCCAGCTCGGCGGCATGGCCGACGAGGACCTCGGTGGGCCCGGCTACGCCAAGGCCGCTGACGGGGCCGGCGTCGAGGTCAAGTCCATCCGCGAGGACAAGAACGACCAGTGGCGCGTCCGCGCCCGGCGCGTGACCGTCCCCGTCGTCGTCGAGCCCAGCGCTGGCCGCTGGATCGCAGCGATCTGAGAGGGGTAACTGTCATGGCTGCTGCACGCAAGGCGAAGACCGTCAAGGTCAACAAGGTGACGGGGCCGCTCGCCACGCCGTACCTCGAGACCGGGGAGCGGATCTACCTCTACCAGGGGGCAGAGCTGCCCTCGAACCTCCGCGAGGGCGAGGTCGAGCGTCTCACCGACCTGGGCCTCGTGTCGGAGGTCGAGGTGGACGCCGACGGCACGGAGGACTCCGCGGAGTCCGACGAGGCCTGACGAGACCAGCCCCAGACGATGGCGACCACCGCGCTCTTCACCGCCGACGACCTGAACGCCCTCCCGGACGTCTCAGGTGTCACGACGGACGAAGGTGCGATGGTGGAGCGCGTCGTCTGGGGCTGGCTCAAGCCTCTCCTCGAGCTGACCGAGCGCCCGGACCCGGTCAGCGAGCAGCTGTTCTCCTGGGCGCTCGAGCTGGGCATCATCTTCCGCGCCAACCCCGAAGGGCTGTCCGCGAAGGAGATCGGTCCCTTCCGCGAGCAGTACTCCTCCGAGCGGCGCGACGAGATCCTCCGGGTGGCGGCCGGCGGCGGCACGACGGCTCCAGGTGCAGCGCTGAAGCCGTCCGGCTCGTTCCCATCGGCCCGGGCCTACCCCGACCCGGCAGAACGCTGCTGAGCGCCCGTGCGCAGCGAGACGATCGTCCGGCTCCGCGCGGTCGGCATCGACTGGAGCGCCCCGAACGAGTTGGAGCTCCGGACGCTCGCTCCCGCCGAGCCGTGGTCCGAAGGCAACCCGGTCGGCGACTCCGCGAGCAGCGCGCGCTACCTGAGCGGCTGGAAGCTCTACCTGCCCGAGGCCGCCGACCTCACCGCGCGCGATCGCGTCGAGGTCCGCGGCGGCCAGTACTCCGTCTTCGGGGACCCCGCACCCTGGCTCGGTGGCGGAACGGTCGTGATCGTCGCCGACCTGTGGACCGCCGACTGCAGCATCAGGCATCCCGGCGGTACCCGCGGTGCGTTCGACTCGACCACCGGCACGTACCCGACCGTGCCGTTCGACCCGTACTACGTCGGCGGCTGCCGGATTCAGGTGCTCTCCACCGAGGAGCAGCGTGAGCTCGTCGCGGAGGAGCAGATCACGAGCGTCGGCTACCTGATCGTCGTCGACCTCGATGAATCGCTCGAGAGCCGGGCCGGCGACCTGGTCACGATCACGGCCGTCGACGACAACGGGGACCCGCAGCTCATCGGCCAGACCGTGCAGGTCCGCTCGCTCGCCCGCGGCGCGCAGCCGTGGGAACGCGACCTGCGCTGCACCTTCCCTCTCCCCAAGGTCTGATCGGAGGCGACCGTGTTCGACGTCGACGCCTCAGACATGTTCGACCTGGCCGGGGACCTCGTCCGTGGCGCCGCGAAGGTGGAGGCCCAGTCCGAGGTAGTCGTCGCCAGGTCGACCCGAGACACCGAGCGGGACGCGAAGGCCTTCGCTCCTGTCCTCACCGGAGAGCTGCGCGACTCGATCCACTCGGTTATCGACGGTCTCTCCGGGGAGGTCGTGGCCACGGCCGACCATGCCGAGTACGTCGAGGACGGCACCTCGGTGATGGCACCCCAGCCGTACATGGGCCCAGCGCTACAGCGCAACGAGCGAGGGTTCGTCGCCGGCATGGAGCGTGCCGCCGGAGACATTCTGTGACCACCGCGGCCGAGCTCGCTGACCCCGTCTGGGCGCTGATCGACGCAGTCGCCGGCGTCAACACCTTCGACGGCGAGATCGTCGACGAGAACGGCAACAAGATCGAGCCTCCCGTCGACGACGACGGCCGCGTGCACGCCTACGCCGTGTACTACCCGTCGCCCGGCTGGGCGCACGCGATGCTCGCCTGCGGCGGTGTCGACTCCTTGGACTGGACGTTCCAGGTCACCTGTGTCGGCGGAGACCGCGTCCGCGCCCTGTGGTGCATCGGCAAGATCCGGGCCGCCCTGTCGGGGAAGACGCTGACGGTCGGCGGCCAGAAGCTGCTCATCCAGGAGATCGGGAACCCGGGCTCGATCCGCCGCGACGACGACGTCTCGCCGTCGCGGTTCTACTCCCCTCTCCAGTTCGCCGTGAACGCCTGACCGAGGAGAAACAGCATGCCCAGACAGCCACAGGTGCTCGTGCGTGACCGGGAGACCGGCCACGAGTACACGGTCAGCGAGGCGCGCTACAAGCGCACCCCTGACCTGTGGGACCGCATCGAGCCGGTGCCCGCGAAGCCCAAGACGACCGTCTCGCGCGAGGCGGCGAAGAAGGCCGAGTCCGGCCATCAGGCCGACCCGAACCAGGAGGAGAACTGATGACCGCACCGATCAAGCCAGCCCTGAAGAGGGCCTTCGCGCGAGACATCTGGCGCTGGGTGCCCGCGATCGCGAACACCGCCGCGCCGACCGTCGCCGAGGTGACTGCCGTGACCGGGTTCAACCTGTCGTGCTCGCTGTTCGGCGACACCCAGGACGGGTTCGACGCCAGCACCGACAAGGTGTCGCTGCCGCGCCGCAACTGCGAGACCGACGTCTTCCAGGTCAACGGCGCCACCACCCACTCCGCGCCCGACCTGCTGGTGTCGTTCCAGCCGCAGGCCGACGCCGGAAGCGACGGGAAGAAGGCATGGGAGGCCATGGACGACCTGTCCGACGGGTTCCTCATCCGCGGCCAGGACCTCGACCCCATGGTCGACCTGGTCGCCGGCGACTTCGTCGACGTCGTCCCGGCCTCGCTCGGCGTGAAGGTCCCCACCAAGACCAGCAACGGCGCCGACGGCGTGTACGCGTTCAAGGTGCCGGCCTCGATCATCGACAGCCCGGAGTACAACGTCGCGGTGGTCGCCTGACCCACGATCGGCCCGGCCGCCGCTCCAAGGCTGGCGGCGGCCGGGCTCTCACCTCACAGCCTTGGACCCTCAGCCTTGACAGCCTTGGAGGAACACCGTGACCACGTTCAAGCCCCGCACCGCGGTCGTCACCATCTACACAGACGACTACCTCGACCGGATCCGGCACCTCGAGCAGCGCATCGAAGCCGTCGAGGAAGCGATCGACCGCGCGCGGAAGGCCGAGAAGAGCAGCGCGACCCCCCGCCTCAACCACGAGGACTCCGGCGTGGGAGAGCTCGAGCGGCAGCACGACCAGCTCTTCGACGAGTACGAGCAGCTGGTCGCCGAAGCTGAGGCCGAGGCTGTGCAGGTTCGTCTCGGAGCCCTTCCCCGGAAGACATGGCGGTCGCTCGTCACGGAGCACCCGCCGCGCCAGGTCGGCGCCGACGGCGTCACTGAGCAGCAGGCCCGCTCCGACGCGCTCTCCGGCGTGAACGACGTGACCTTCAAGGACGCGCTCGTTCCCATGTCGATCGTCGAGCCCGCAGTGACCGAGGACGACCTCGAGGCGCTCTCGGACATCGACTTCGACCGCCTGTACCTGGCTGCGTTCGCGCTCAACCGTGGCACGGTGGCCGACCCAAAAGCCTCCCCCGTCTCGCGTCTGACGCAGACGAGCGACGAGACCTCGAGCTAGCAGAGCAGCTCGGGGTCTCTCTTCGTCGTTACAGGGGCTGGGAACCCAAGCGCACCACCCGCGTGACGGAGTGGACCACCGACGGCCGTGCGGCCGCCTGGGAGACCACGATCGAGCCGGAGTTCGACGCCAACGAGCGCGACTCTTGGGAAGCGCTCGCCGAGTTCCGCGCTGCGATCTGTCCGAAGTGCGGCCACCTCAAGGTGCTGTGCTCCGACCCCGGCGGACTTCACGGGAAGGGCTACCACATCAGCCAGCAGGTGTGCTGGCCGACCGCGATCCTCGAGGCCACCCAGCGCCGCGTGGCGCGTCGGTTCAAGGACGAGCAGCCCGACCTGAACGGCATGCTCACCACTGACGGCGTGCACCTCGGGATCTCGCTCGAGGACGACGGTTCCGAGGACCTTCTCGGCCTCGACGCCGCCCGCAGTGAGCTCGCTGACCGGCTCGCCGAGAGGTCCTAGCTCGACTCGTCGCCAGCGGTCACGCCGCGCGCGACGGCGATCAGGCTCACCACCGCGACCAGGCCGGCGACCACATAGAAGATCCGCGCGAGGTCTGAGCTGTCGGTCCCCGAGAGGGCGAAGCCAACGATCGCCGCGATCGCAGCGAAGCACAGGCCCCCGAGGCCGTCGCGCACCTGTCTGTTCATGCCCCTGACCGTACCCCCGAGAGGCGGTGACCGTGGCCGATCGCATCGTGCGCGTGGTGCTCCGTGGGGAGATCGGCGCGTTCAAGGCGCAGATGGTCGCTGCCGGAAAGTCGGTCGCGGACACCGCCGACCGGATGACCGCGGCCGGCCGCGAGGGCGAGAAGTACCGCAAGAACCTCTCGACCATCGGGAAGACCGCCGGCGGGATCGGACTCGCGGCCGCGGTCGGCGTCGGTGCGGTGATCGCAGCCACCGCGAACTTCGACCAGGCGATGTCCCGGGTCGAGGCCGCCACCCACGCCAGCGCCTCGGAGATGAGGAACCTGCGCGCCGCGGCGATCGAGGCCGGCAAGGACACCGTCTTCTCGGCCACCGAGTCAGCCGACGCGATCACCGCCATGTCGAAGGCCGGCGTGGAAGCCAAGGACATCCTGGGTGGTGGCCTCCGCGGCGCTCTCGCGCTCGCATCAGCTGGAGAGCTCGACGTCGCCACCGCGGCCGACATCGCCGCGACAGCGATGAACCAGTTCGGGCTCCAGGGCAAGGACATCCCCCACATCGCCGATCTCCTGGCCGCGGCCGCCGGCAAGGCGCAGGGCGAGGTCACCGACATGGCGGCCTCGCTGAAGTACGTCGGGCCCGTGGCGCACCAGATGGGGATCTCGATCGACGAGACCGTCGGTGCGATCGCCGAGCTCGCCTCGCAGGGCATCCTCGGCGAGCAGGCCGGCACCAGTCTTCGCGGCATGCTCACCGCGCTCACCTCGCCGTCGAAGGTGGCCGCGCAGGAGATGAAGAACCTCGGCATCGAGCTCTACGACGCGAACGGTCAGTTCGTCGGGCTCCGCGGCGTCGCCGGCCAGCTCGGCGACACCATGGGCAAGCTCACGAACGCCGAGCGCGACCAGGCGCTCGGCCGGATCTTCGGCAACGAGCAGATCACCGCCGCCCGGATCCTGTACGCCGGTGGCGCCGAGGCGGTCGACAAGTGGACCAAGGCCGTCAACGACCAGGGGTACGCAGCCGACACCGCGGCCATCAAGCTCGACAACCTCAAGGGTGACCTCGAGCAGCTCAAGGGATCCCTGGAGACCGCCCTGATCGGCGCTGGATCCGGCTCCCAGAACGAGCTGCGCGACATCACCCAGGGCGCCACGAACGCGGTCAACGCCTTCAACGGCCTGCCGCCAGCACTCCAGTCGACCGCAACCGGGATGCTCGCCATCACCGCTATCACTGGCGGCGGCCTGTGGTTCGGGAGCAAGGTCATCCGCAGCGTCGCCGAGACCCGCGCGGCACTCGAGGGCCTCAAGATCGATGCCGCTCGAACCCGCGCCACGCTCTCGGGGCTGACCAAGGGCATCGAGTTCGTCGCGATCATCGAGGGCGTCAAGCTCCTCGACAAGTCCCTGCAGTCGCTGCTGCACCAAAACCTCGACACATCCCAGCTCGCCGGCGACCTCCAGACGCTCGGCGAAACCGGCCAGGTTACCGGCACCCTGGCCAAGACCTTCGGCCCCGACATGGCCAAGTTCGGCAAGTACGCCGGCGAAGCCTCCAGCGGCGTCTCGAAGCTGACCGACAAGCTGTACGGCTTCCTCCCCGGGGACACCACCCTCGACATCGCCCAGCGCAACATCAAGAGCATCGACGAGGCCCTGGCAGGCATGGTCGGCAGTGGGAACGCCGACCAGGCCGCGGCGATCTTCGATGATCTGGCGGCCGCGGCGGACAAGCAGGGCGTCTCAACGAGCAGGCTCGCCGAGCTGATGCCGACGTACACCGGCTCACTCCTGCAGGGCTCCGGCGCCGCCAGGGTGATGTCCGATGCGATGACGGGGCTGATCCCGGCCACCGATGGAGTCACCGCCTCCACCGGGCCGATGGGCCGAGCGGTGCAGCAGAGCGCCGTCGACCTCGAGGCACAGGCCAAGGCACTGCAGAAGGCCCGCGAGGAGGCCGGCGAGACCGCAGGCCAGTTCTTCGGCCTCGGCAAGTCGGTCAACGACTCGAAGGTCAGCCTCCACGGCTGGATCGCAGACCTCAACAAACAGACTGCGGCCCTGCGCGACTTCACCAAGAACGTCCAGACCGCCGCTCGTCGCGGCCTCGACCAGGGCCTGATCGCCTCGCTGGAAAAGGCCGGCCCCGAGGGCGCGATGCGGCTGGCACAGCTGGCCGACGCCTCCAAGCGCGAGATCCGAGAGGCGAACAAGGCCTGGCAGCGTGGGGAGGCTGCCATCGGTCACTACGTCGACGTCGTCGGCGGCGTCCCGCCCTCCGTGGGGACCGAGCTCGAGCTCCGGGGCGACGAGGCCGCGCTCGCCGCGATCCGCCGCATCGCCCGCGAGATCAAGCTCATCCCCAAGGAGTGGCGTACCGACTACTACGTGATCCAGCACAACGCGTTGAACAAGGGCTACCAGCACGGTGGCAAGGATGGCGACCCATCAACGCCATACGGTGACGGCGGCACGGTGCCCGGGTCGCGAGTGCCCTACCGGGACGGGACGCTGATCCTCGCGGCCGGCGGCGAGGAGATCATCAGCAACCGCTACGGCGAGGCCGACCGCTTCCGTGCTGACCGGGCTGCCGGCCGGATCCCGGCCTACGCCGGCGGGGGCACGGTCAGCGCCTCGGACATGGTCGCGCGCCAAGTCACGGTGTCTGCGGCTGCCGGCGGAGGCGCGGGCCTGGACTACACGCGGCTGGGCGCAGCCGTCGCCGCGGCGATCACAGGCGACCGCCTCACCGGGTTCCGCGACACACGCGACGCGCATCTGGCCGCCCTACGCACTGCGTTCCGCGAGACCCCAGTCCAGCGCGCACCGCGCGACCAGCTGCTGATGTACGGAGTCCTCGGATGACCGCCGACCTGAGCGCATCTGCCTACCTCGTGGACGGAGGCGACCTCGCGGCGACCGGGGTGAGCCTGACCCACGACGGCGCCGGGCTCTGGTCGGGCCTCACCGAAGACGTAGGGGCGGAAACCTACGCAGGCACGGACGGCGGGACATTGCTCGACGGCGCCTACCGACCCTTCCAGCACTCGACGATGTACTTGGTTCGCGGCAGCAGCTTCGATGACGTGTGGTCGAAGGTCGTGGCGCTGCGACGTCGCTGCAAGCCCGGCAGAACGGTGACCCTCACCCGCCAGATGCCCGACCCCGACGGCACCGACGCGAACACCAACCAGACGGCCACCGCGCGTCGACTGACTGACCGGCCCGACTGGCTCGCGGAAACCGGGTTCGTACTCGACATCGACTGGCTCATCGTCGACGGCGTCTGGCACGGTTCGGCTGTCGCGATCGCCAACGCCGCCGGCGTCCAGGCCATCGCGGGCGACACGCGGACGCGGCGGATGACGATCACCCTCGACGCCGGCGCCGCTCGCACGATCAAGAACACGACCAACGAGTACGAGTTCACCTTCAGCGCCACCGTCCCCACCGGCGGAGTCCTCATCGACGTCGAGGCACTAACCGCCACGGCGATCGTTGGCGGCGCGGACCTGTCGACCTCCCTGTCTTGGGAGAAGGAGCTGCCGATGCAGCTCGAGGCCGGGTCGAACACGCTCACCGTCTCCGCGGGGTCGGCCTCCATCAGCTACCAGCCCGCCTACCTGTAGGAGCGCGCAGTGACCGCACCGATCACGATCATGACGAACTTCCCGAAGGCGGCGCTCACCGCGTTCCTCGCCACCGGCACTCTCAAGGCGATGTTCGTCGACGCCGCG